TTCGGATAAAAATCAATGTGCAGTATGGAGGCCACTGTCGGTGGTGTTCCGTATTTAACCATTACAGTGTATGAATCTCCTTTCGCTATTGGCATAGAACATGACGGCCAACCCCACTCTTTGGAATAACAAACGACAGAATCAGCTCCCATATTGTTTTTGATAAACAGAGTGATGTCCTTTGCTTGGTTATCCTCAAGTTGCGCCCTTACCCAGCCGTCACAAGGTGCTACTCCTGTGGTGATGGTCATCAAGTCGGTGGACGAAACCGTGGGAATGGTAGCAGTTGAGCTTTGCAATCCGGTTAAACGAGGCATTGACCTATGGCTTTTGTGAAAAGTCTCTAGGAGCAGTTGGAGGAGCGACTTCAGCATGACGCACCTCCTACAAGTGAAGTGTTACGCTGCCCCTTCGCTGGGAACGAATTTTGCCTCAAGCGGTTGCTGATCGTCTGTCTCGCAATAGAGACTAACGGTATTCCCCTTCCGAACCGGAGTTGTAATTCTGAGATAACCTTGAGAGTTAACGCAACACGTTCCCAACTTTCCCGTAATCCCAACATTAACCGATGTTTGGTTTCCCCCAAACGTAAGCCAACCGTCAGCCGGTGGCGTGTAAAGTTGCGTTTGACCGGAGTTAACAAAGAAAGTTGTACCCGGATTTGAGTTTGAGAAAAGCCCTTGACTTCCGACCCACTCCTTCTTGTTAAAAAGAAACTTCTCCGCAAAGAGCTGTACCAACGACTTAAGCATAGGCCACCTCCTTGCAGAATAAATTTCTTAAGAGCTGATACCCCCCCCCGATTGTCTTACTAAAGAAACACCCAACATTCTTTATACCAGCTCCCTGTAACCTCACTGAAACACCTTTTGACACAGGGATTACTGTCTGAAGCCACTCGCCGGGATTGTTTGCGGCTGTGAATATTGAAGGCATTTTGTCTTCAGAGCCAGTAGATATTTGGATGGCGCCTGTATTTTTATAGGCTTCGGCTCTAATCGAAACATATCCATCCGTTGGCGTTGTATACGTTGCAAAATTCGTCCAGCCTTCTATCTCTGCAGGGTGAGACGCTATATCTATTTTCTCATTGCTGGGCATTGCTTGATGTCCTACCGCTTCATTTTCTTTCTTGCTGTAGAACTTCGACAGCAGGAGGCTCAATAAACTTTTCAGCATAATGCGCCTCCTGTCAAAGGATTAAAAGTCTGAACTTGCCTTGTAGAACCAAAGAGAATAATCGGTTGTACTTCCGCCACGGCACAAGAACTTAATCTGTGTCCCTTTTTTAACGTAACAACAGATTCCAGCTCCCGCAGTGTTTCCGTTAAGTACGGAAGCAAGTGCCATCTGCCCGTTCTCGACTTGGATTTCAAGAGCTGAGACTGTAGTTGAATTGCACCGAGAAGTCGCCCAGCCGTTGCACGGTGCGGTGTAGGTAAAGAAATCCGTGGTGCTTGTGCAAGGAATATTAATGCCCTGATGGATAATAGGAGCTGATTGTTCTGAAACCCAAGATTTTTTGCTTTTGAGGAAACTTTCGGCGAAAAGTTGAACGAGGGCTTTAAGCATGACAGGGCC